GTACAGAACGCTGTTTGACATCGTGAATAGAGCGCGGCTTTGAGTGGCCCTCGGCCATCCGAAAGGGAGACCTATGGCAAAACTCAAGCTGACGGCCATCACTGATGGCAACGACTCAAACCGGTATTGCGGACCTTCCGTGATATCGGCACTGACCGACCTGACGACCGGAGAAGCCGCGAGGCTGATCCGCAAGCAGAACGGTCGAAAAACGATCAAGGGGGCTCACACTTACGAAGTGCTCGACGCTCTCCAGGCCTGCAACATCACGGCCACCCGGTGGCAAGAGCCCGGTGTCCGACTCAGCAGGACAACCGGGCCAACCCTCGCTGGCTGGCTCAAGATGTCCAAGGCAGACCGCACACCTGGACGCATTTTCCTGATCGTCGCGGGCTGGCACTGGCAACTGGTCAGCGGGCGGCGCTACACCTGTGGCCGCATACGAGCGATCGTGTCGATCAGAGACAAGCGGGTGAAGCGCCGGGCAAGGGTCGCCGAGGTCTGGGAACTGACCTCANACAACGTGACCAAGCCGGACATCGACGTTTCGAAGTCCAAGCCGAAAGACCCAAGTGCCAGCGCCCGTGCCAAGGCGCGGCGCATCGCAAAGAAGATCGGGGCCAAGATCGACGTGGAAAACTACGGGGACGGGTACCACTACTGGGCAGGCCCGCCGGAAGGCCTGTTCGAAGATGGTGGTGGAGCGGTTGGCGGCCCGGTGGGGCACACCAAAGACGGCCGAGAAGATCCGTACGAGGGCTGCCGCTGCTGCTGGTGCTGGGAGGATGTACTCGGCATCATGCTGGACTACCAAGACATGCTCGCCGGGCACGAACTGTCCTGGGAAAAAACGAGAACCCGCAACTAATCGATAACCACGCCCTCGGCCACTCAAAGCCGCCGCAACTTGCACGCCGCCAAAACGACGCTAAACTGCGGCAATGATGCGTGTCCAGCTGCGCCACCCAGACCACGTACTAGGCGACGTGTGCGAGACCGTGCTGATTGAGCATTTGATCAGGGCCGGTGCCGCAGTACTGGTGGCAGCGGGTGCCCACGGGCCGGTAGATGTAGCAGCGATTGGGCGCGACGGTCGCGTTTATCTGTTCGACGCCAAGGCTGACCGGATGCGGCGGCGCGAGGGCCGCGACCGTCGCTGCTATCGCCCACGGTCCAAATTGCAGAAAAGACTGGGCATCCGACTGGCATACGTCGAGGAGAAAAAACGAACTGTCCATTTTGTCCCGGCGCTGCCCGCAGAATCCGGACTCCGCTGAGCCTAGCCCGGGCGGCGGTCCAGCCACCGGGCCAGCCGTTCGATGATATTTTGCACGAGGTCGGTGAACTGGTCCATAGGTGGCTCCTCTGTTGTAAGACTATATGTATAATACCCGTCACGCTGGGCAGATCAAACGAAAAAGCGCCTCCCAATCATGCGGCGGCGGAAAAACAGCCAGAGGCGCAACGGCGTCAAGGCCAGCCATGCGCAAATCAACAGCAGCGGCGCTGCGATACACACAAAGATCGTCAGCGCTATCGCGCACAATGAGAAAAGAATCGCCATGGGCATGGCGACTATGCCACGCAACCTGATGGGGCGAGAGACGCAGCGGGCCGGTGCGNGAGCGGCTAATTTTAAGCTCTGCCAGAGAGAAGCGCCCACTCTCCCCGCAAAAAATGACATCGGGTACGCCGGGCGTGGACCAGCTCTCCAGCCGCGTGGCTTCAATTTTTCGCCCCGTCTTCTTCAGCCCCCGAAGCATCCTCTGCCACAGGTCGCTCTCCCGCTTCGCTGCCCTCCTCGCCTTCTGGTTCGACGATTGCAACGGAGACTGGAGTGATGTCAACAATCGGATCAAAGTTTCCTCGGATTCGCTCAAGCTCTTTCTCCACGTCGGCGCGGCTCATTTGGTCGATAGAGCCGGTTCGGATCTCGGATTTACTCACATAAATGTCGCCCTGCGCTTGACCGCGCCGGTACTCCGCCTGCACGGCGGCAGAGTAAGCGCCATTGTCTAACGCGAGGTCGCGGATTTTCTGCAAATCGCGGACATGGCGCTTATACCCGACCGCGTACTTTTCGTTGAGTTCGTCTCGGTAACGGCGGATTTCGGCCACGACATGCGGGCAGTGGTTCGCGTTGGTCAATTCATAGGCGCGGGAGTGAGCGCTCCTGGCGGGATACCCCGCGCGGATGGCAGCCTCGCGCATGGTGATGAGACCGTCATTGGCCACCAGCTCTTTCACGAACAGTTCCTGGCGGCGTGTCAGACGCCGGTTTGGCCCCCGCGTCGCCACCGCTTTGACCGGTGGGGTTTTCGTGCCCAAATCCGCCTCCAATGCCCGATTATCCATTAGTTTCAACGCTGTGCCACCAGTGTGACGGCGGCGAGGATTAAGAACTCGCTGTAAGTGCCCATGCGATTTGTCCTAGCCAGTGAGTCTTAGGTATTAAATAGGAAAATTCGGGAAAATGCACCCAAATTAACGCCAAAAGTGTGACACTACCGATATATGCGGGCCACAGTGGTGGCACGGCAGCGAGGCCAAAAAATCCTTATATAGCAATATTTTAGCTCTACTGTGCCACCTGTGCCACCTGTGCCACCATATAACTGAAGAAAAAAAAAAAAATAAAATAGCAAAATCGCTACTATAGTGTTCACAGCGGCACAGGTGGCACAGCGGCACGCTACCCTCTGGTGTAGGGAATCTGTAAACACCCCCCCCTAAACGCTACCCTATCGTTTAGGGAACATCCCCGTCGTCTAGCGTCCCCGCCGATAAATCTTCACGACCCCCTAAACGCTACCCTATCGTTTAGGGAATCTGTAAACACTCCCCCCTAAACGCTACCCTATCGTTTAGGGGACATCCCCGTCGTCTAGCGTCCCCGCCGATAAATCTTCACGACCCCCCACCCGTGAAGCCGCCCCGTCGTCTAGCGTCCCCGTGCGCAGCACCACGCGCCGCGAGATCAGTGCGGTTGGAATAGTCATTTCTCCGGAGACGTTGCTGCCGTCATATGAGCAGGCAACTACTATGCAGTCGGGTGTCTCGCTGACCAAGAACCCCGCGCTCTGGATAAGCGCTGGCGTGGCCGTGCGGCAGTCCTCCACCGACACCCAATCACCGGCAGGGTGAGCGGCGTCGGCCCACGAGACGAGGACCACCGGCAGCATCAGCGGGCCAGGCTGAGCAGGATGTGGTCTGTAAGCTGGTCTCGTTCTTTCTCATAGGGGCAGCCGGGTACGTTGCAGGGCATCGCCTTGGGGTGCGGCACCATGCCGTCGTAGAGGTTGATGTCGCAGTGACTGCACGCGCCGGTAGCCCGGGGGTGATCGGCCCGGCGCGAAGCGCCATGGATATCACCCGCGAAAAATGCGGCGATTGTGCTCCGCACCCAGCGCTGATGCCGCAGTGGACTCACCCGCTGCTGCGGCATCGCCAGCTTTCGCAGGATTTTCTCGGCAAGTTGCCGCCGCACGCGGTGCTCTGTCGCCTCTCGCGCCAGACGGCCCTTGGCCGAGGCCAGCTCTTCGGCTTGTTTGCGGACGCGGGCCAGCTCCTGCTGGACAGCGCCGTAGGTGAGGACAGCCGTCTTGGCCTCCGACGCCCCAGGGCTGGGCTCGGTGGCGTCAGCGTCGTCCCAAGACACTAACCAAGCAAACTCACAACTGGACCCGCAGTTCGGGCAGTGGAAATTGGAGATGATGATCTCGACGCCGTCGGCGTCAACGTCGTCGTGGTCGCCGCCCTGGATCATCTGCGCTCCGCAGCGGTAGCACTGGCCCCACCACCCGGGAACTGCTATATCGATGCCGGTAATCGAAAGGCTGCTCATATCTGCGCCTTGACCTTGACGCCAATGACCTTGGCTTTGCGCTTGCCCTTCAGGGCCGCCCGCACGATCTGCGCTTGGCTCTCGTCGGCGACCACAATATCAACTGGCATCGTACCTTTGGACACTTTTATACACTCGCGCACCGCGCGCTCGGCTTCGTCGGCGGTCATCCTGTCCTATCCTCTCTTTGCTTCGCTTCGTCATCC